GATCGCCTGCGGGCTGATGCCCAAGCGCTTCGCGATGCCGGTATCGGTTGAAACTCCCACGATACTCGATAGTCGTTCGAAAACCGCTTCTACGTCCGAGCGCAGCTCGCTTGCCTTAATTGGTCTCATAGTTTAAATTATTGGTCGTATAGTGTATGTCACGCGTAACAAGTCGAGAGGTGGCCCAGTGCAGATGAACGACAGCAAATTCTTTCCTGGTCGCGAGCTCTACTTACGAGTGCGTGCCGGTTTCATCCTCCAGGACACCACTGTCAGCGCTTGGTGCGAGGTGCAGGGCATTCCACGGCAACATGCGTTGGCTGTACTCACTGGTCAGTGGAACGGCCCCAAGGCCAAGCGACTGAGAACCCGAATTATCGAAGCATCAGGCATTGACAAACCCCCTCTCGCTGTCTGACCCCAACTCCGAGTTTATGAAGGTGACAGCAATCTGGACAGAGAAAGTTCAAACGCTTTTCGACATTCCAGAACGGCGGCACGGCTTGGCGGTGCCAACCGGTCATCGTCGCGCGCATATCCGCGTCGACAATTTTCGCTCACCCGATCGATGCGGAGCGTTTGGAAGAGAAAGACCGGGCGGCCGCTGGCGACGAGGATGCACAACCAGCAACCACCCGGCATTTCAAGGACCTGAGAACGCCAGCCGTCGCAGGGCTGTCGTCTCCATCGAGACACCAGTGCGGAGCAATTGCACCAGCGAGGATAAGCATAAATGGGTTCCCAGAGCCATTCAACGTCGGCCTCGGTAACGGCAGCCGCCGTACGCCGACCAGCCAGGCGAAGTCACGTGGACAGAATCATCGATCTCCTGCCCAAGCTGCTCCAGGCCGAGCTGCGACGCGTCATCGACGAATCCGTGCATCTCGGGTTTGCGGCCGCCACACAAGTGCCCCGTGAACCCAATGCACCGCAGCTGCGGAAGGGTCGTCTCCACAAAGTCGACATGAACCCCAAGGTCAGAGACTTCATCCTTACGCACCAACCGAAGATGAGCTACCCGAGTCTCGCGGCCGAAGCGAAGAGGAAGTTCGGGCGCAGTGCACCGTCTGCCAGCGCAATTCACCGGTGGTGCCAGAAGCAGATCCGCCTCGGTGAAGCTCGGGAGGGGTGGAAAAAGTGAATGACAAGACCGACCTCATAGAGCGAACGCTGCGGGTGATTGCGGCGATGGGTGAGGCTGATGCAAAGGCCAAGGGCCGGGAAGAGATTGCACGTGCGGCCAACGTTCCGGACAGCACGACCTGGAGGATCCTCAAGCGCCTGCAGTCACAAGACTGGGCCGTGTACGACGACGAGCGCCGAGTATGGCAGCTCGGCCCTGCCCTGGTAGCCCTTGCACACGCACATCGCCGTCAGACCCGCCGGCGTTTGGACGCCATCCACAGCGAATACGAAGCCCTTGCCAAGGAGCCGCTCAAGCCGTGACCAGAAAGCGCATCACCAATCCCGTTTCCCCCGAGGCCCTGCAGCGCAGAGAAGCCACCGCCGTCGCTGACCTCGACGACGCAAAAATCCAGGTGGCTACGGAGAATGCTGCCGCAGTCGCGCGATCTGGTTACTCGACCGCCAGAGATACTGCCAACCAGCTGTTGGCGCGCAGCCAATTGATGAACGGTTTGGCCAGGGTGCTCGATGCCACCCGGCTCGCAGAAATCAAGCGACTCAAAGACGAAGGCCACTGGAAATGCCTGGTCAAGCAGAACTTGCAGCTCCCCGATGGTCGATGGATCAATATTGAAGGCTGGGAGAGCTTCTGCACGGAAATCCTCGGATACAGCAAGTCGAAGATCGAGGAGGACCTCCAGAATCTCGAGGCGTTCGGCAACAACGCGCTAGACGCCATGCAGTTGGCCGGAATCGGCATTCGGGACCGCCGCGCCCTTCGCAAGCTTCCCGACGATGATTTGCAGGCCCTGCGCGGCGAGATCGAAGGCAATGCCGGCAATCCCGATGCAATTCTCGCCACCGTGCAAGAGGTCCTGGCAGTTCGCCGTAAACAGGAGGCGACGCTTGAAAGCCGGGTTGCCGGACTGCAAGAAGAGGTCGATCGCAAGAAGGAAGAGATTGACCGGATGGCCGCAGACAACCGGGAGAAGATCAACAAACTCGCGGATGCGCTCGACCGCTGGGAAGCATTGTCGCCGGACGAGCGCGCCGTCGAGCTGGCGCGAGACCTCGAGGAAGCGACGAGCCAGACGCTTGAGCACTTCCTGAAGCCGCAGTCCGTTATCAACAAAATCATCGCCTGGAACGACGCCCCACCCCACCTGCAAGGTGCCTGCGTGCCGGCGCTTCGTCGACTCGCACGGGAAGCCCAGCGCATCGCAGATGAGCTCGGCCTGGCATGGGGCGACACAAACGATTATGTCGCCGAAGCCGATTTTCGCGCGCTGGTCGAAGGCCATCAGAAGACGCATCCATAAGAAGAATAGGGGCGATGGCAATGGCGAGCAGGCAGATTGACAAGGTGTATCTGACGGATCTGGCGAAGCGGCTCGACCAGGCGCCGCATGGTGATAAAGGCCCAATCGTTGAAAAGGCCAGTGCCATGCTCGGCATCAGCCGAGAGACCCTCTATGCCGCCCTGAAGGATTACCGAGCAGTGAAGCCGCGCAAGGTCCGCACCAACAAGGGCCACAGCAAGGTCACAGAGGACGAGGTACTGTTCGTCGCCAACCTGCTGAAGGAGAGCCGCCGCGCAAACGGCAAGCGCCTCATGACGGTAGAGACGGCCATCGGGATAGGGCGCGCCAATGGCCGGGTCGCGTCGGACGCTGCGACGAGCACCTTCCTGCGCGCCATGCGCCAGTTGGGTGTTCACCCTGACCAACTGTCGCAGGCGCAGACCCACATCAACATGCGCAGCCTGCATCCAAACCACGCGTGGGAGTTCGATGTCTCGGTGTGCGTCCTCTATTACCTGGACAGTGGCGGCATGGCCGTTATGGACCAGGATCGGTTCTACAAGAACAAACCGCAGAACCTCGCGAAGGTGGCGAAGGACCGCGTGCTACGTTACTTGGTGACCGACCACTACAGCGGCGCGTTCTTCCTCCGCTACTACCAGGCCCCCGGCGAGACGCAGGAGACCTTGTTCGAGTTCTTGATGGAGGCGTTCGCGGAAAAAGCAGAGCCAAGCATGGAGCCTTTTCACGGCGTGCCGTTTCAGTTGGTGTGGGATCTCGGCGCGGCCAACCAAAGTCACGCGATCCAGCGGTTGCTCAATGGTCTCGACATCAAGCATTGGGCACACCAGCAAGGCAATCCCCGCGCCAAGGGCCAAGTCGAAAACGCCCACAACATTGTTGAGCGTGGGTTTGAAGCCAGGCTATGCCTGTGCAACGTATCGGACCTTGATGAACTCAACGAGATGGCCACCCGATGGTCGCGCCATTTCAACGCCACGAATGCACATAGCCGGCATGGACACAGCCGTTATGGGCTGTGGCAACGCATCACTGAGGAGCAGTTGCGCAAACGTCCGGCGCGAGAGATCTGTCAATCCCTTTTGGAGTCGAAACCGGTAAGCCGCAAGGTCAAGGGTGACCTCACCATCCAACATACGGTCAAGGGCTATCCAGGTGCTCGCTATTCTGTCGACCATCTGGATTGGGTGCGTGTCGGGGACAACATCGAGGTGCGGGTCAATCCCTACGAAGCCCCCTGCATCTTCATCATCGGCCATGATGAGCGAGGTCACGAAGTACGGTATCGATGCAGCCCAATCCAAGCAGACATTGCCGGTTTCGCCGTTGATTCACCGGTCATTGGCGAGGAGTACAAGGCGACCCGCGATACCGACACTGACCGGCGCCGAAGGGCGCTCGACAAGGACGCCTACGGTGTAGGCACCCAAGCGGATGTCAAAGAGGCCAGGCGCAAGCGCCAACCAGCCTACGGGGGGCAGATCGATCCTTTCGCAGATCTCGGGAATCCTCCGGTGGGATTCATGGCGCGGCCTGGTACCGAGATGAACCTGCCCGGGATCGCCGACGTCGTAACGAAGCCGCTTACGCACATTCAGGCCTGGCGGAGGCTACATCCCCAGCTCGACCGTGCGTGGACCCAGGAAGACATGGCATGGTTGAAGCAACATCATCCCGACGGCGTGCCGGAAGCCGCTATTCCTGGGATCGTGGACGAACTGCTGGCACTGAGTGATCCATCTCGTCAGCCAACACATTCCTCTGTGGGGGGAATCAAATGACGGTGACCACTCCCGGGTCGACCAGAACGCGCAGGACCAAAGCTGGGACTTTGCGCCTGAAGCGCATCCTGACGGAGCGCCGCATTCAGCAGAGTCAGTTCGGCCACGCCCTCCTACTGGAAAACGGTCACTCGCCTTGCGAAGCAACGATCAGCCGCCTTCTGTTGCATGGAATTTGGCCGCGGCGTACGTCGAGGGAGTTTCTCCAGATACAGATCGCAGCACTACTGCGTCGGTATGGAGTCGCGGAGGAAGAAATCCAAACGGCGTTTGAAATAGACGAGCCCCCAGACGGGGCACGGGCCGCACCGCCAAGCACTGCCCGCGCACCATCCAGAATGGGTTTTCCGATCGATGAAGAGAATCAACTTCCGGAGAACGTGATGCTAACACAGCGAGCGAAGAAGCACTTTCGGCTCTTCCGGGATCCGTTCACCGACGACATGAACAGCGCCGACGACGTGTTCCTGAGCGACGGGCACCGGTATGTCCGCGAGACAATGTTCCAGGCCGCGCGCGATGGCCGCTTCATGGCAGTCGTGGGTGAGTCGGGATCCGGAAAATCGACACTGAGGCGCGACCTGATCGCGCGGATCGAACGCGAAGGACACGACATCGTCATTCTGCAGCCGCAGATCATCGACAAAGGAAGGCTGACTTCGGGCACCCTTTGCGAAGCGATCATCGAAGACATGGGGCGAGAGAAAGCACGTCGCAGCCTCGAGGCGAAGGCCCGCCAGGTGCAGGAGCTGCTGATCGGTTCCTCGCGGGCCGGGAACCGCCACGTCCTCATCATCGAAGAGGCGCACGATCTCACCATCGATACGATGAAGCAGCTCAAGCGCTTTTGGGAACTGGAAGATGGGTTCCGCCACCTGCTCGGGATCATCCTGGTCGGCCAGCCTGAACTTCAGAAGCTCCTCGACGAGCGCACTGCGTGGGCAGCACGGGAGGTTATTCGACGCTGCGAGGTGGCGACCCTGGAACCCATCGACCAATGTCTCGCCGATTACGTCGCACTCAAATTCGCACGCGCCGACAGACCGGTCGACAGCATCGTGGCGGAAGATACCTATGAGGCGATCAGGGCAAAGCTCACGCTGCCACGAGGGGCCGCGAAGCCACCATTGTCGATGGTCTACCCCCTGAACGTGAATAACCTCGTTCGTCGCGCGATGAACCTGGCGGCCGAGATGGGCGAACCCCGTGTGACGGGCGAGATCGTTCAGGGGGTATGACATGGGTGCACGTCCCCGAAAGCTCACCGCCCGGCAAATCGCCTACCTGCACACGCTGATGCACAAGAACCGGATCCCCGACGCCGAGTACCGCGAACTGTTGCACGCAGCGGCCGGCGTCGAATCCTCCAAGGCGCTCGACCAGTCAGGGCTTGACCGGGTGCTCAGCCTTCTCGAACAACTGGGTTTCGATGTTGGCGATCGCCGCCGGCCACGGCCGGCCGTCGCTGCCGAGATCCGCCGCGGCATGGCGACGCCGCGCCAGCTTGGTTACATCGAAGACCTGGTCAACCAGATCTTCGGTGCGGACCAACCACGGTTCCGGCACTGGCTGGAACACTACTTCAAGGTGACTCACACCCGGTTTCTGCAGGCGCACGATGCGCGGCGAGTGATCGACGCGCTGAAAGCGATGCAGGGGCGAGGTTACATGATAGGAGATGACAGATGACTGACTTTCAGTTGGTTGAGAGCGACGCGGGGATGGTCGCGCGCGACGCGCTGGTGCGAGCGCGGTGCGCGGTTTATGCAATCGAAGAGCTGGCCAAGCGGATGGAGGATTTCGATGTGAACAACGCCGCCACGCTGCTGGACTTCGCAACCGACGCGGCGAACCGGCACCTCGATTTGGTCGAGAAGTTCGTTGAGAACAGTTGCCTCGCCGCATCCATCGACATGATTCAGACCCGAACAGAATGTTTGGTCTTGATCGCAGAGTCCGGGTTGCCCGAAGACATCAAGAGTGAATTGCGGAAGAAGTTCGCAGCCCGAAAATGGTACTTGGTCGACGATGTGCACGGAGCGATTGCTTTGGGACGTCAGCGAATAGCCGTCTGAGGGCCTGTGCAAACCGCTGCAAATTCCTAAAATTTTCTGAACCCCAACTCACCACCCCTGGCCGATAGGCGCTCAGAGCGCCTCTCAGGGGCTCGCTGTGCAGTCGCGGCCTTGGCTTCTGCCGCCCGCGGATGGAATCTTGCGCGCACGAGGCTCCGGCCCGGCCGACCCAATCGGCTGGCGCATTTATTAACGTTCGTTAAAGGACAGCGCGAATAGCCTGCGCGAAAGATACCGGCAACGCTTGCAGCGCCACGCCAGGTACTCATGACTTCCAGCGCAAACTCTGAACGGGAGCCCCGGTACTACGGTCCGGGCGCAGAACTCCTCAACGAGATCTGGGACCTCTTGACCGTCGTCTTCGAGGCACATCCAGCCATCGCGGATGAATATGTCCACGATTTGGTGAGCAGGTCGGTGGAGTGCCTCCGGGGGAATCTGGGCGGATCGCTCATCTACTTCCCTAAGGGAGTGGCTCACGATATGAACACCCGAAACGAAACGATCTTGTCCGAGTTCAATGGGCACAACCACCAGGATCTGGCACGCAAGTACAACCTCGCCACCCAACAGATCTACAAATTGATCAAGACCGCCGGCAGGTAGGCGGCCCCAACGAGGATGACACACGTGACCGGAAAAACCTCCTTGACCGAGCAGCGCGGGGCGTTGTTCAGACGCTTCTTCCCCATACTCTTCCCGTCGTCAGACACGCCGAACGGGGGAAGGTCCGGCAGCTCTCCATTGGACAGCGCTTTACCCGATATCGAGCAGCTTCAATCGCTGCGCATCCAGATGCACCGGCTGCGTGGCCTGCGCGATGCAGAACTCGACAAAGCCGAACATATGGTCGATGAACTCAAGCACCTGGAAGACAAGCGGTTCGCCGCCCTCGCCCGCGCGCGGATCGAGGAGGATGGCACGTTCACCAAAGAAGCCGATCAACTACTCAAAGCGGTTGAGCAAACCGAACGCGCACGCAGGGATGCCGCAGGCGTGGCGGAGAAACTGGCCCACGAGGCTGACGGGCTTATGCCGAGTATCGAAGAGCTGGAGCGCTCGGCATTGATCAGCCTTGGCCAATTTCTCGACGGGCGCATGAAGGCGTTGGTCGACAACTACCAGCGCTTGGCCCCGGAGATCGTGGAGTCGGTTCTCCAGATCAGAGCGTTGCAGATCGTCATGCAGCGGTACCAGACCGGCAACTCCAACGGATTCCACGGTGAAATACATCTGCCCGACATCGTGGCCGGTGACCACCGGACGCGAGAGCCGCTGCTGCGTGGTGACAAGCCCGAGTTCACCCGCGGTGCCGACGAACGGGCAAACCTGCTGATGAGCGAGTTGCAGAAGCTCGGCCACCAGTACGGCGCGAAATACAACTGACACGACTGTCCGCAATCCCCGGAGGCACGAACCGTGTACACCCCGAACAGCTACATCAACCGACTGAGTGGGCGAGGCGCAATCGGTGACAGGCAACCGCGCAGGGCAGCGCAGATCCTGGATGCCTTCTTCGACCAAACCGACTCCAGCGTGCGCTCGTTTCGCGAGGCGTACATCGCTATCACTGGCGACAAGCGCGTCACTGGGCGCGTCGAGAATTGCGACGGTGTTTGTCTTCGCGAAGCCGTCGGTACCGGCACATGGGCAAACGCCTTGGGCGATGCTATCGGCCGGCGGATGGTGAGAGAGTACAAGCAATCGGACTACAACCTGTGGCACGACATTGCCGACGTCGCGCCGCCAATCAGGGACTTTCGCATCCAGCGACGGTCACGCATCGGTGGCTATGGCAATCTTCCGACTGTCAATGAAGATGCCGCCTATCCCGCGCTTGTCTCCCCTGGTGAAGAGACCGCAACGTATTCCCTCACGAAGCGGGGTGGAACAGAGACAGTCAGCTTGGAAACGATCGCCTCCGACGATGTTGGAGCGATCCAGGCGATTCCGAAAAAGCTGGCACTCGCTGCGGCGCGCACGCTGCAGGAATTTGTCCTCGACCACATCAAGACAAACGCCGCCATCTATGACGGCGTCACCCTTTTCCACGCGAGCCACGGGAACCTTGGCTCAGCGGCGCTGTCGGCGGCTGCGGTTGCCGCTGGTCGCGCTGCGATGCGCAGGCAGAAGGAGTTCGGATCGAACACACCGCTGCTGTTGGCGCCAGCGGTCCTTTGGGTGCCAGTCGATCTTGAAGAGACCGCCTACAACCTGTTCCAGCGCGGAACAAACAACGATCGGACGTTGGTCGAGTCGCTCCAACTGAAGATCAACGTGGTGCACGATTGGAGCGACACGGACGACTGGGCAATGTCCGCAAGCATCGACAAACACCCCGGTTTCGAGATCGGGTTTTTCAATGGTAACGAAGTACCGGAACTCTTCTTGCAGGACGTCCCGACGACTGGCTCGCTGTTCTCAAACGACCAACTGGTCTACAAAATCCGTCACATCTACAGCGGGGCTGTGACGGACTTTCGGCCGTACTACAAGGGGGTGCCGGCCTGACTGGCTGGAAGCCCAAGGGCTTGAAGCTGATGACCTACCGCCACCGCAACAACTTTCACAGTCGCCGGCAGTCGAATCGCGTGGTTCGATCGAAGCGGCGCCACCGCAAGTTACCCCGATGGGTGTTCTTGGCGTCGTCGGCACAAGCGCCCCGCACGCCGTCCCGGTGGAACTCGGCACCCGCCCACATTTCCCCCCATTGGCACCACTGGTTGATTGGGTTCGCGCGAAGCTGGACATCACAGACCCACAGCAAGCCGTTTCGGTGGCGATGTCGATCCAGCGAAAGATCGGTGCGCATGGAACCAAAGGGAAGATGATGTTTCATCGGGCATTCGCAGATCTATCGCCACAGATCGAGGGCATGTACGAACGAGCGCACCGCAGCATCCTTGAACACCTATCCAACGCGAATAAGACCCCAGGAGATTGACATGCTTCGCCTGAACATCAACCGCACATTCACCGTCCCCGTGCCGGTTACCTACGTTGACGAGGCCGGCGCCGAACAGCACGCCAAGTTCTCAGCCACCTTCCGGGTGCCGAGCAAAGACGACCTCGACGCACGCGACAATCAGGGAAAGCTGTTGCTGGACCTGGTGCTCACCGGGGTGAGAGAGATCGAGTTGACCGATGCCGACGGTCGAGGTCTTGAAGGTGACGACCTGCTCGCCGCCTGCAAGGCTGATCACACCCTGTCGACGGCCTTGGTCTCCGCCTACTGGGAGAACGCGGCAAAAAAGCCCCAGCCGCGAACCTGATCGATGTGACCCACGCCCTATTGGGCGAACACGGGCAAGACGACGCGGCCGAGGACCTGGCCGCCTGGGGCGCGGACGACGAGACGGTGAAACGTTGCCAGGAGGCGCACGCGGAGGTCTGGGTGCTGCCGGAGAATTGGGATGCGGCCACCCTGTTCAGCGCCTGTGGCACCCAGTGGCGCACCGCGGGGGTGGCCGGCGTGGCCACCGGCCTGGATTACGCGGGCGTCGACGTGGTGATGCGGCGCAGAGGGTTTGCGGACGAGGTGTTCGAGCAGCTGCAGGCGATGGAGCGCACAGCCCTCGAGTATTGGGCTAGTCGTCGATGAGCGGCTCGACGACGCGATCGACAAGGCGGCTGCCAAGCCACTTCACCGGCAGGTAAAGAACAAGGAACCCCAACAGCAAGGCGAGCATCCACATGTCCGACATGGTCCTTTCGATCAAGCTCACCGGCGATAGTAGCGGGTTAACCGGCTCGATCAACATCTCCCAGAAGGAGGTCAAGCGCCTGGCCGGCGAGTTCGATAAGGCCGGCACCAGCACTCAGCGGTTCGATCGCGAGATGGACCGCACTGAGTCGACGGCCAACAAGCTCGGCAAATCCATGCAACGTCTGGGGCATTACGGCGCAGCGCTGCTCGCCGGCGGTTTCGGTGTGCGCGGCGTGTCGGCGGCACTTAAGCTGGCCGATTCCTATCACACCCTGGAGCGCCGCATTGAGGCCGCGACACGAGTCTCGGGCAACTACGTGGTTGTGTCTGAGCAGATCCACCAACTCTCGCGCGACAACGGCGTGGCATTGGAGGCCACGGTATCCCTTTTCCAGGGGCTGGCGCGCGTCCGCGCGGAACTCGGCGCCACTGACGATGACCTGTTGTCGCTGACCGACACGTTGCAGAAGGCCGGCGCGATCGGCGGCAGCTCCACGTCCGCGATGGCCGCCGGGATGCTGCAGTTCACCCAAGCGATGTCTGCCGGGACCGTGCGTGCCGAGGAGATGAACTCGATTGTCGAGAACATGCCCGAGGTGGCGCTGCAGATCGCCGAGGGCCTGGGCGTGACGGTGGGCGAGCTGCAGCGCGCGGTACGCGAGGGTAAAGTGCTCAGCCGCGAGGTATTCGGCGCGCTGATGCGCCAGGCGCCGCAGGTCGCCGAACAGTTCGAGGCGATGGGGATTAACTTTGGCCGCGCCGGCGAGAAGTTCGATCAGAGTCTGACGGCTGCAGTCGCCAAGCTTGACCAGGCACTAGGATTGTCGGCGAGCGTGGCGCGCAACCTGAGCGCTATTGCCGACGAGATCAACATCACGACCGGCAACGCCGGCGTGCGTGATCTGGCCGTGGGGATTGAGCGGCGCCGGAGCGAGATCGATCGCCTGCGGGGCCAGCAGCCGACCAGCCCGCTGGACTGGCTGACGGGTCCCTCCAATGCGGTGAGCGTTGTCAAACTACGTTCGGAAATCGCCGAGTTGGAAGCCGAGTTGAATGCCAAGCTGCAGGCGCGCGGCGGGGTGGATGGCCTGCGCCTGCGCCAACAGGCGCTGGAGAACCGCATCCACGAGATCGAGGCCGAGCTGGCGCCGACGCTGAACCAGTACCCCGAAGGAAGCCGGGCACGTGCCGTGTTCATGGATCTCGATCCCAAGGCCCGTGAACTGACCGGCTTGCGTGCGCAGCTGGCCGAGGCCGGCAAGGCCCTCGAGGACCTTGAACTGAGCTTTCCCCAGGGTCCGTCGGTCGGTGGCGGCAGCGTGGATACCGCGCGTGCGGAAAAGCTGCAGTCGTTCGTCGCCGCGCTGCGCGAGGAGCGCGATACCCTTGGCATGAACAGTGCTGAACTCGCGCGCTACGAAGCGGCCAAGCTCGGCGCCGATGCGGCTACGCAGACGCTGGTGGTCGGACTGGCCCGCGAGATCGAGTTCCGCCGCGAGGGCGAGGAGGCGCTGGACCGGGCGATCGCGCAGCAGGCAGAGATGGAAGCCGCGTACGACCAGCGCATGGCCGGCAATCAGGCGCTGATCGCCAGTCTTGAGGTTGAGTATCAGCTTCTGCAGATGACGGACCAGGAGCGGGCCGTGGAGGTCGCCCTGCGCCGGCTGTCCGCCGATGCGACCGACGAGCAGAAGGCGCGGGTCACGGAACTCACGCAGGCCATGCTCGACCACAACCAGGCCGTCGCGGACGCACAGGAGGCAGAACGCAGCCTGGCGGCAGAAAACGCCGCAGCCATGCGGCGCATCGACCATGCGGTGGGCCGCACCATGCGGGCTGCGGAGGACTCCTTCATCAAGTTCGTTAAGACCGGGAAATTCGAGTTTCGAAGCCTCGTTGACGTGATTCTCGATGAGCTACTGAGTATTCAGTTCGAAGCCGGCATCGGTAGCTTCGGCGGCGGAAACGGTGGATTCGGTGGGTTGGGTGGACTGCTCACAGGTGTTTTTTCTGGGAGCGGAACACAGCAAGCCACGATGTTGGCCGATCAATGGAGTTGGGGGGATACGATCGCATCGTGGTTCGGTTTCGGCGATGGCGGCGTGATGACCCGCTACGGCCCAGTACCGCTGCGCCACTACGGCACCGGTGGCATCGTGAGTAGCCCGCAGGTGCGTGTGGCCGGCGAGCGCTACCAGCCCGAAGCGATCGTGCCGCTACCGGACGGCCGCGCGATCCCGGTCGAAATGCGCGGCGGCGAGGCCGGCCTAGTGTTCAGCCCCACCTACAACATTGATGCCCGCGGGGCGGATGGAGTTAGTGAATCCCGGATTCGGCAGGCGATGCGGGAGACTGTGCAACTCACACTCAACGAGTTGGCTCGACAAATCGGCCAAGGTGGCGCCTGGGCAAAACTGATCGGCCGGCGGGCATGAGAGTAGTTCGCAAGGATGGCTTGCCGTGAGCGACGAGCGTGGTGACCTCACAGACACATTGATCGAACTTTTCGCAGCGTTCGACCGGAAGGCATTCGTATCAAATGCGCTTTGGATTGTGCTGGTTCAGGCGTTGATACAGCGGGGTACCGTATTGCCCCATGACTTGGCCGACCCGATCGCGCAGGTACTCGATGAGCTCCCGGCAGATGGCTCGGCTCACGCTGAACGGGCGCTGTATACGATGATCCTGCGCGACGTGATGGGTTGTGCTGCCCCGCAAGAGAAGGACCCACCCCCCTGGTTTCGTGGACTCATTCGAGGTGGGTCTTCCTCGCGCGACGGGCCAGCCTGACATACCGCAATGCGACACCTTCGGCCACTTCAAACTATCTTTCGTTGGCCCGAAACCCTGACTTACTCGACAACCCTGTCCATTGTGGAATCACGCTTCCGCGTGATGGAATATCGTCAATTTCATTTATGTCGATTCTGGGCCCGCATTTATGTTGGCGCCGCACACGCGTTCATTTCTTTTGCTTGCCCAAAAGAAACGAACCAAAGAAAAAGGCCCCCGAAGACTTGCCCCTCGCCGGTGGCGAGGGGTTCCCTGCGCTTCTCGGCCCAGACCGGCGCTGCGGAACTCGCGATCTCTGATCGCTCAGACAGTCCTCGCTTCTCCCGGTCCGGTCCTGCGATGCTCGGCTGCGTCAACGGGGCTGGGGCGCACACCCTGACCCCTTGGTGCAGCCGAGCACCGCAGGCAGAAAACGGAACAGCGCGAGGACTGTCTGACCGAGCGCAGCGAGGGAGTTCCGCAGCGCCCGTTTTCTGTCGAGGAGCACAGGGGAGTCGGCGCGTAGCGCCGACCAAGCCTTGGGGTGCCTTTTCTTCTGGTTACTCTTCTTTGGGCAAGCAAAGAAGAGTAACGCTGGCGCGCTGA